CAAGCTCGTTGGCTTTGATGATCGTATCAAGGCTATGCGTGAGAAAGACCCCGATTCTTTCCGTGCTGAAAAGCCCGACCCCAGCTTCGCGAACCCGACCGGAAACGGTAGCCCGACGACCCTGAGCAGAGCCGCGCAGGCTGCGCGTGCTGCAAGCGCGAGATTCGCTCCTGCTTCTACCACCGCAGAGAACACCAACACTAAATAAGGAGGATTCCATTCATGTCTATTCTGAAAACTGAGATCGGCACCGCGATTCCTAATTTCCTGGATAGCGAAGTCGGTCTCGTCACCAAGACCGCGCAGATTCCTCAGAGCATGGGCCAGACTGACGGCGATCGCAAGACCGTGTTTGCCGGCACCGTGTTCCCCGCGAATACGAGCGCCGCGACCGGCATCGTGTTCCAGGACGTCGACGTCACTGACGGCGACGCGATCGGCTCTGTCATGGTTGCCGGTCGCGTAATCAGCGACCGCGTGAACGCCGCAAGCGCTGCGCAGACCGCGCTCAAGAACATCGTCTTTGTCGGCGCGAACGCAACCGTCCGCGGCTATTCCGTCACCTACGAGAAGGACGGCGGCACGGGTGACGTTCCTGTCGATGCGACCATGTACGCTGACGGCGAGATCGTCCAGCTCTCCAAGAGCTATCCGCTGACGAAGAGCTCCAAGGCTCAGATCGGCTGGGCGCTGAGCTCTGGTGGCGACGCCGTTGATACGGTTACGATCGCGGGTGCAGACGTCAAGGTCTACCCCGTCTTCGAGGCCTAATCTAAGTAAGGAGGATATAACACATGCCCGATATTCTGAGAATGCTGTCCCAGGCTGAACAGCTTGACTTCAGCCAGAACTTCCTGATGCCCCGCGCGAACTACCTGGGCGACGCGATTTTCCCCGACCAGAAGACCCAGAACTTCAAAGCCGAGTACCTGCGTCTTGCCGCTGGCGCCCAGCTTCCCACTATGGCCCTGATTCACGGCCTTGATACTGAGGCGCATATCGCTTCTCGCCCCGCGCTGGAGCGTGTAACGGTCGAAAAGCTCTTCATCAAGGAGAAGATCAACCAGACCGAATCCCTGCGCCAGGCGCTTGAAAACGGCGCGTTCAATGACAGCGCCCTGATTACCTATGTTTACGACGACTGGGCTCGTCTGGCCGAAGGCGTGCGCTGCCGTTCTGAGGCTGCTAAGATGGAAGTCCTGTCTACTGGCAAGATGACTGTCAAGGAGAACGGCCTGAACTTCTCTGTTGACTTCGGCGTGCCGAACGGTAACACCGGCTTCGACATTGACGTCTCCACGCCTGACAAGAACGTTCTCGCGCAGATCGAAGAGATCGTCGAGACCGCTCGTGACAAGGGCTTCACCGTTTCCGGTATGGTCCTGTCCGGTTCCGTACTCTCTAAAATGCTGACCAACGAGGGGATCTCCAAGGCCATCTACGGCGGCGCCGGCGCCGGCGCTATGGTCTCTCGTACGCAGCTCGTCGGTCTGTTCAACGAGCTCTTTGGCATTACCGAGATTCGTACGAACGACCTGCGCTACAACGTCGAGGGCAAAGACGGCAAGCTGACGACCCAGCGCTTCTGGGGCAAGAGCAAGGTCTCCTTCCTGGCTTCCTACAACGGCCTGCAGAACTTCGGCGTTGGCCTGTGGGGCGTGACTCCGGAAGAGGAGCAGCTCGGCCCCTGGACCGCGAAGAGCGCCGAGCAGTTCGTCACCCTGACCCAGTGGACCGAGCCCGACCCCACGGCTGTCTGGTCTAAGGCGTCTGGCCTGTTCGTGCCCGTTCTGCCGAATCCCGCAGGCCTGTTCATCGCCACTGCCAAGCTGCAGTAAGGAAGGCGGTGCGGTAAGTGGTCGTTGTCAGCTACGAGTGGTATAAGACCACTTACGGCGGCGGGCTGGACGAAGATACCTTCAACCGGCTCGCGTCTCAGGCGTTCCTCTTTGCGGACGCCATGACTGAGTATAGGCTCAGCGCTTGCTGGGCCCGTCTGGCGGAGTCCGTACGCACAGCGGTTATGTCGGCCGTCTGTGCGTACGCCGATCAGGCAAATATCGAGGAGTCCGGCGGTCCTGTTTCGTCTGAGACAAACGACGGCATCTCGCGAACCTATGTGACGGGCAGCGCTTCGAGTGCAGGCGCATCGAAGAACGCAGGAACGGCGCAGGGCCGATTGAGCAATGCAATTCGGCTCTACCTCGCTCCTACGGGTCTCCTGTTCCGCGGGAGGGGCCGCCGATGAAAGACTTCCTCGCCTGTACCGAGCTCGTGACGCTCGTTCACCACGTCAAGACCGCTGCTTCTGACTCGTATGTCTGCTACCCCATTCAGGGCGTTAGTTGGTATGCGAAGACAGAAACGGCGGTCACAGCTGACGGCGCGAAAGCGGTTAACGTTTATAAGGTCCGAATCCCGGAGGCTGTTCTTCCGTCTTGCTTGCCTGAAAAACTTGACTACCTGGTCAAGGGGGAAATTTCAGGGGTACTCAAGCCGGCAGACCTCAAAGGCTCGACTTATTTCCAGATCACCGCGGTCGCCGACAACCGGCGCGGGACTCTTCCGCATGTGGCGGTGAGTGGCGTATGAGTTTCGGAATCAAGATCAAAAGCGTCAACATCACGCCGAGTAAGATTCTTGCCAAGCACGGTCTCGGCAGTGATAACAAGGCGCGAAAATATCTTGCGACTTCGGTCGCGAAATACTGCGACCCGTACGTTCCTATGAGCGCGGGCGCGGGAGCGCATTTGAAGAATCAAAAGCAGATCGCCCCTGACGGCAGCAAAGTCACCTATCCAGGGCCGTACGCCCATTATGTTTATGTTGGCCTCGCTATGGTAGGCCGAGCGCCAAAGAGCTATTCAGGCCGAGCGCTCAACTACCACGGCGCGCCGATGCGAGGTAAAGAATGGGATAAGCGTATGCTTGCAGACCGCGGGGGCGATCTCAAAAGAGACTTCGCCGCTTATGTAGGAGGTAGAGCAAAATGACGATCATTGACGGCGTTCGCGCCTGGCTGAAAACCTATGAGGGACTGGCTGACGGCCGGCTCAGCGTGGACTTTCTGCCCGAGGAGGCGAAAAGCTACTCGGTCGATACCGTGCCGACCACTGAGATCGTCAAGCGCTACCTCGACGGCAGCTCTATTCGGCAGTATCTCTTCTGCGTATCGAGCCGCGAGTTTTACAGCGATGACATCGCGCAGAACGTGGACAATCAAGCCTTCTATGAGGGCCTTTCGTCCTGGCTCGAGAGCAAGAGCAAACGCCGACAGTTCCCCGACATCGGTACGGGCCGCACGGTTCGTACAATCGAGATCAGCTCTACTGCATACCCGTTTATCGTTGACGATCACGGTACGGCGCGGTATCAGCTTCAACTCAGACTAACTTATTTCCAGAAAGGAGATCGTACAGCATGAAACTTTCCGAGCTGATGGCGTCTTATACGCCGAACGCCGATTTTGAGGGCTTCGTCACCAACGATGATTTTGTCCTTGCGATCGACTGCTCCGCGGACGGCTCCGCTACGATTAAGGACTACGCGGTCGCGCAGCTTGGCGTGACCGGCCTTGACGCCAACCTCAACCCGATCACGCAGGACAAGACCTATATTCGCGCCGGCCAGTCCACCATGAAGACCGGCAACCAGAGAGCCTTTAAGGTCTCCGGCGATCGCTATATCGGCGATGACTTCCAGGACTTTGCCCTCTCCCATGCCGTCATGTACGGTACCGGCTCCGCTGTCATTCGCAAGTACGTCTACTTCTGCTTGCTGAACGGCAAGGGCGAAACCGGCCAGGCTTCTATCATCGTCAACTCTGATGGCAGCGGCTCCGCAGGTGAGAGCGCCAGCATCGACATCGACGTCAAGAAGGCCAACGCCGCGCCCACCGAGTACACCTACTCTGCGGTGTAATTTAAGAAGGAGGATTTGACAAATGGCAATGTTTCAGTTTTCCGCTCGCCAGGTCGAGCTCAACTTCTGCGATCAGATCAAGTGTACTGTACCTCTGACCGACGAGGTTCAGAAGAAAGTGCAGGACGCCGCGAAGGAGCTGCTTCGTGTGTCTCAAGCCGCGAAGGACTCTGACAATAAGAAGCATACGCTCGACGACCTTTGCGATTCTGTGATGGACGCAATCGACGAGATTCTCGGCGAGGGTATGTCTGACCAGATTCTTGGCATGAAGGAAGGCTATACCTTCTGGGACGCCTGCGACGTGTTCAAGTATATCACTGACGAGATCAACACCGCAATGCGCGGCGTGGCTGCGTCCTACGCGTCCAAGCCCCCGATCACGCCGGTCAATCGCGCACAGCGCCGTGCAAAGCATAAGAGACACGGCGCATGAATCTCCTAACGACCCCGCTGCCGTACGCGGTAAAAGTCGGCGGTCGTGAGGTTCCCATCAATACGAGCTTCCGCGTCGGAATGCGGTTTGAGCTTTTGGCTCTTGACGACCAGCTTACACCGGAGAACGTCTTGACAACGTTCTTCGGTGATAACTGGCCGCAGCCGTATGACGAGGCAGTCAAGCAAGCTCTCTGGTTTTACTGCCTCGGCAAGCCTCACGAGAAGGAGGAAACCGACAAGCAAAACCTCAAGCCCTCTCGCAGGAGCTATGATTTTGAGATCGACGCCGACGCGCTCTATACCTCATTTCGCGAGGCCTACGGCATCGACCTCTTGCAGGAGGACCTTCACTGGTGGGCCTTCCGCGAGCTGATGCTTGGGCTTCCTGACGATACCCCCTTCAAACAGCGCGTTTATTACCGGACCGGTAGCACGGAAGGCATGAGCGCCAAGCAGAAAAAACAGTTTGAGACTCGGCGCGCGAAGTACGCAATTCCCGAGCGCGGTGCCGTCGATCACAAGTTGACTCTCACCGAGCGCGACGCCGCGATCAAGAGATACGTTGCCGATCGTTTCAAGGAGGTTTATGGAAAAGGAAAAGCCTGAGCGCGTAAAGCTCAAGTGCCCTTTTTGTGGATATGAAATGCCTGTGTACCTCGCGCCGGACGCGAAGTGCGCGGGCGTTTTTGTTCGCTGCAAGGGTCGAAATTGTAAGAAATTATTCGAGATTCGCGTCAAGTAGTTGCCTTAGTTGCCGATGACGCCACTGAAAAGGTGGTGGAAACATGGCAAATGACGGCTCCGTCATTATCGACATTGAGGGCGATTCCAGTAAATTCAAAAGCGCTCTCTCTGGTCTTGGCAGTATCGCCTCTACCGCCCTAAAGGGTGTTACGACTGCGGTTGCGGCTGTTACGACCGCCGTTGCCGGCGTAGCCACCGCCGCCGTGAAGGT